ATCCCAGATCTCTCCTGCCAGTTCTTCCGGTACCTGGATCGGTATCACATCCAGCACTCCGCTAGTCCGCATAATTTCTATAACCGATGTATAAATTTTCCTGCCGCCCCTTGCAGTCAGCAAATATGTTGGTTCCTCTACGATTTTTCCTGTGATCTTTACGTTGTTCTCTTCCATCTTCTACTCCATTTCCAGCCCGGCTAATGCTTTTAAAATCTTCCCGCCATTGCTCTCTTCATCTGCCGGTGTTTTTACAGTCAATAACATTCCAGTCTCATTTACCCACAGGACGAAATATCCCATTCCCATAGGTCCTGTCGGAAAGTCTTCATACTCACCTGTTTCGGATAGGCTTACCAATTCCAGAATTTGATCTGGTATGTAACTCATCTCTTTTGTCTCTACATTCTGTAACACTGCCATTCCCCTGTATTTGATTTCTGTATCCTCATACCGGTCTCTGGCTGATAACCATTTCTTGTATTCCCACTCATCCCTTACTTTTAGTTCATACTGCTTTTCTCCTTTTTCATAGGCTCTGTATACTTCGCCCTCTTCCGGAAGATCCCCCACAAGTTCAATGACTGCTGCCTTATTCTTGCTTGTAAAGTCCTTCTCATATACAAATAATATCCAATAGGCTCCCTGTATGAAGTACATTTCCTCTTTCTTTCCTACAGTGAGTCCTGCACCTTTCCATGCATCCTTCAATATTCTCTTAAATATGCTCGTCTTAATAAACATGATGCTCCTTTCCTCTCCCAGAGTTATCTGGGAGATAATGTAATGGCTTACGACAGGTTTTGTGACGTACCTGCTGTTGTATCTTCACGGCACTTGGCCGGAGATGCTATAAAAATTGGAATCCTGGATGTCCTTCTTTCTGCTTTTCATTTTGCGGTTCTTTCATCAACTCTTGCTGATCCAGATAATTTTTCTTGCTGATCTTCATCCAGTCTTTCCGTGTGTGTGACTTTTCATATTCCCTCTGTGCGATCTCGCAAAGCAGTTCTCTTGTCTTTCTGCAATTATGTACAGCTTCTTTCCCGCTTTTATGGTGCGGTTCACACAAATACACTTTCAATCCCTCGGCTTCCGATAGAATTCTCATCCCGGATCCAAACAATACATGGTGTTCCTCGGTATACTGCTGCCGATAGTCTCCATACAGATTGGCACAGAGATAGCACACGCCCTTTTCTGTGTTCAAAATGCTTTTCGGATGGCTGATTCTCTTTTTCTTCTTTTTCGGCTTAGGAAACGCCATATCACTATAATCAATACTCATAAAGTAATCACTTTCTTTTTCCAGTTGTCCCATCCGCCTTTTGGCCAGGCAAATTCTTTCTTCAGAAGCTGCATGATTTTCTCCGGATCCCCGGATTTTAAGATGTCTTCTATGACTTCTCCTTCCTGGACCACCTCTTCTGTGATCTCATGTACCTGTTTTTCTTCTTCCGGAAGATTCATAACCGGAGCATCTGGCATCAGTTCCGGATAATCTTCCACTTCCATCTGTCCTGGAATCTGTTCTTCTGTTTCTTTTGGCTCTTCCAAAGTTTCCTGTGCTTTTGCAGGTTCTGCCTTTTTCTTTAATGGTTCCGTCTTTAAGACTTCCCTCTCTTTCTTTTCTCTCAGCGGCATCTGATAAACTCTTTCATAGGCTTCTGAATCAGAAGTCTTCCTGCCTTCCGGATAAAAGGTCTGTTCAAATGTTTTGGCCAACTCCAGATAGCTGATCTCTTCTGGTTCTCCCCTGCCGTTGTATGGCATGATCCGAATCTGAAATTCACTGAATAGTGCATTTGCTGATGGCATTTGCAACATTCGGAATTTTGTTGGAGCTACAATTCCCATGATCTCCCGGTTAATCGTACTTTCTCCTTTTGGCTCGTCTTCCCATATCCATTTAGCCATTTTTTCAAAGCAGCCTTTTCCCTCTCCTTTGAAAAATTCATACACTAACGTTTCCGTCCAGCTTCCATGGTGTTCTTCTGGTGCGATGTCGCACAGGCTCATCTGCGGCGAATAACGATCTTCTGTTTCCCGGATGACTTCTTTTACCTCCCGGATTTCCCGTACCGTGGCATCTCTTGGTACCACTTCCCGCACTTCTTCCGGCAGTGCCAACATTTCAGACAGCTTACTGCTGCCATATCCCCGGTATTTCTCCTGAATTTCCGGGCTGTTCCCATCAATACTGTATGTATCATTGATCTGCATGAACCGAATTGCCCACGTCCTGCTGATATTGAAGGTTTCCTTTGCAAACTCAAAAACATCTGCATACCCCTTCTCTTTATAAAACTCTGCATCTCTGGTCTTTTTTAAGAGATACCCGACTTTAATGTATCCCTCTGCTATATGTTCCAGTTCTTTTCGTAATGCAATTTCTACTCCCTGCAGTGTACTGATTGTCTGTAATTCCTCCATCTATCCTGCTTTCCTTTCTGTGCTCCTGAGCTTCTTTTTTTGGAACAGCTCGACAAATTCTTTCACTT